CTGTGTAGCAGTTCCTCTACGTTGTAGCATCCTTGTTGCCATTTTATCTCCCTGTGTAGGTCTTACCTACTTTGTATTTTGTTTTAATTATAACAGTTTTTTTAAAATGTTTTAATTAAATTCACTGTCTGGATTTCCACCATCAAATACTGCTGCCCATGAATTTGAAAATGGTGTTCCACCACTTAATGTAGAAATTTGTGGATCGTCATATTGTTCAGCATCCCAGAATACTGTAACAATTCTTCCGTTACCATCAATTGCTGTATCATGAATGTGATCTGGAATATTTTGTACATCATTGCTTGTTGCAATTGTAAACCAATCAGTTTCATAATAAACTTTTAATCTTTCTACTGTGGTATCAAACCACATATCCCCATTGTCTGGGGAAAGAGGGGCAGTATTTGCTACTGGTGTACCAGTTACAGAATCTACGTATTCTTTAGTAGTAGCGTGACTTGAGTGTGTAGGTGTTCCTACTGCTACCGCGTTTCCAAATGAACCGCCGTTAGTTACGACTAATCCATTCTTGACTTTAAAATCTTTTAGACTTGTAGTCATTTACTGCCCCCTAATTTTTTTACTAGACTAACAATGTACCAACAACTGTTACATCTGAGTTGTTATTGGCTGTTGCTACTCTTAGTCTTACATCTGTTCCGTTTACGTCTGCAGAAATTGTGGATGCGGATCCATTTGTTCCTACAATTGCGTATTCTGTGATTGCGATGTTGTTTGAAGTATCAAGAGTTAAGATAACTTTTGAAACTTCTGTGTGTGCACCGTAAGCAACTTTTACCAAGAATTCGGCTGAGCGATATTCTGCTAATGCCCAGTCAATTGCTGTAACTGTGCTTGCTGTTGGAGCATTTACTGTTGCTGCAACTTGTCTAGCAACTGTGTTAATATCAATTTCAGTGAAATTAGGTATTACTGCTTCAAGAGCATCTACTGCACGTTGATCTGTGAAGTAAAGGTTTGTTGAACCTTCAACCAAAGCATCTGTGTTAGAGTCTCCTACACCATTTTCTGCTGTAATTACCAATCCTTCAGAGTTACCTGTGATTGAGATATTTGTTAGAGTTGCCATTGTTAACAAACTTGCTGCTGACTCTTTAGCCCTTGTATCTGTGAAGTATTCGTTTGTTCCTTCTTCGATATCAGTTGTTGACAAAAGATTAATTGCATTGTCTGTGTAAGAATTTGCATTTCCTAAAGCATTACCTGCTGCGAAATCTGCATAATCTTCTAAATCAGCAATTGCATTACCTACTTCTAGATCTGTGTAGGAAGTTGCATTTGAATAAGCATTTGCTGCTGATCCAACTGCGTCATAGTTTGCTGCTAAGCCATCAGCGTAGTCTTCTGCGTCTGATAAGGCATTTGCTGCGGAACCTGAAGGATCATAACTTCCATTAAAGGAAATTGTGTTTCCTGTAATGTCAATGTCAGTTCCTGCAATTAAAGCATTTTGTTTTAATGCAACCAAGTTGGTTATTGTTCCAACAAAGTTTGCATCGTCACCAATTGCTTCTGCGATTTCGTTAAGTGTGTCTAATAATGCTGGTGCATTGTTTGTTAAATCAGCAATTGCATTACCTACTGCAAAGTCTGCATATTCTTCTGCATCTGCTAAAGCATTTGCTGCTGAGCCTGCTGGATCGTAGTTTGCTGCTAATCCGTCAGCGTAATCTTCTGCATCTGCTAAAGCATTTGCTGCTGAGCCTGCTGGATCGTAGTTTGCTGCTAATCCGTCAGCGTAATCTTCTGCATCTGCTAAAGCGTTTGCATAAGCATTTGCTGCTGAGCCTGCTGGATCGTAGTTTGCTGCTAATCCGTCAGCGTAATCTTCTGCATCTGCTAAAGCGTTTGCATAAGCATTTGCGGCAGAACCCAAAAGGTCATATGTTCCTGAAATTGCATTTGCTGCTCTTTCGTTTGTAAAGTAAAGATTTGTTGTTCCTTCACTTACGTCATCAGAATCATGATTAGAAATGTCTGATACTGTACCAGTTACATCTCCAACTAAGTCTGCTGTAATTGTATTTGCAAAAAAGTTTGCATTTGCATCACGAAGTACTATTGTGTTTGCTACTGCATTTGATGAAGCGTCTCCACCAACTAAGTCTACAATGTATTGTTGATCATCTGTACTTTTTGTCAAGATGTCAAAGTTGTTAATTGTACCTGTTGTTCCTTCAACGACTAAACCATGTTTAATCTTGAAATTTTTTGTTACTGTTGCCATTTTTTATCTCCTTATGCCTTAAGTCCCATGCGTGCGTAACGCACAGTGACAGGCCGTATAACTGGGTCTGGAGTGATTGTTAAAGCCACTGTATTTCCAGCCCTCGAGACACTTATGGTTCCAATATTCCCATCGTTGTCTATTGTCCCATATTCAGAAACGGAACTATCTACCGTGTCATTTAATATGGTCAATTCTGTTGCGTAGAAGAGGTTATCTCCTGCTGTTGTTTTAGAGATGGAAATAAGATACTTAACCATTCTCCATTCTGTTGCATTATGACTATCTAATATTGTAACGTTTTCAATTTCAGAAATAGTGTTGTCGTTATTACCGAAGGTGCCAAGGCGTGTTGCTTGGGACGCGGTAGTGTCAATTAAATCTTCATAATCTTGCTGAGATGGCCTATCGCCAGTCTCATAACGTGATTTTACTGTTGTGATTGATTGTTGTGCCATGCCTAAATTATAACATTATTTTTACAACTTTTTATAAATTAAACAAATATATAGGTTCCTACGTGCACTACTTTAACATGTGGTGCTACATATACAGAACCGCCAAGTTTACGCCATAACGTACAGAAATAGTAGTCTTCTGACAAAAGTCTTTCTTCTTGTGGGTCTACCTGAGTTTTCCAAAAGTCATAAATGTATTCACCTTTTTTAATTCCACCTAAATCTAGTTGATCACTTTTATATTTTCCAACATGCTCTTTCATTGTTTCAAAAACATTACGTTTAATTAACAGCAAACCAGTTCCTATGTTTTTTACCTCTAATGGTTTTTTAGGATTATCTGCTACCTTATGCAAGTCTTGTCTATTAACAAAATTTATGTTTACATAATATCCAAACCTTTTTAAATCAGGTTTTTTTAATTCTGCTGCTTTTTCTACGTTAGCCCAGTTAATTGCCTTCATTGGCACGGCAGCCCCAATAATATCTAAATCTGTATCAATCATATCTATAACACCATCAGCGTTAAAACCTTCGTCACCATCAATAAATAATAGGTAGTCAGCATCAGATCTTAAAAATAGTTCTGTAAGGGTGTTTCTGGCTCTGTTGATTAAAGATTCGTTGTACAAGTCGTTAAAGGTTACTTTGTATCCTTTGTAGGTTAGTTTCATTACTAATCCCATGACACTTTTCATAAAGTATCCATGACAAACCCCACCGTACATTGGGGTTGCTATAAAAATACTAGGTTTTTCTTTTTTATCCATATGTCTATTCTACAGTATATAGTTGCTATAGCCAATAACCTGTAAAGGAATTGGGGGCACATTACCTGGACCATACCCTTCTACTGTTATTGTTGTAAATCTTATTCTAAAAGGTAAGGTGTAATTTATTTCTACCGTGCCAGGTTTATAGGATATTTGGGTTTGGTAATAGTCTGAGGTTTCAATACGTCTTAATTTTTGTTTATTGTCATCAACAATAATTGCTGTTGCCATTAGTCAGTTACATCTTCAAGGATAATCAGACTGCCTTGTGCAACTGTCCAAACAATTTCTGATGTAGATAACTCAATATCAAAAATATCTCCTGTTTGAAGATTGTGTGATTCTTCTGCTGCAAGTTTAACTGTAAATTCTCCAGCCAAATCATCTGCATCTGCTGCTGGAGTCAAAAGCATAACTGTGTTTGCATTATCTGTTATTACTCCAAGATCTTTAGCAAGGTTTGGTCTTTTAATTTTCATAGCAATGTTCCAATCTGCTATAACTAAAGGGGACTGTTCATCGTCTGTCACATAAACTTTAAATGCTGAGGTGTCACCACGAACTACTGTCCATTTAACGGTTGGGGGTTTAGCACCTACGTCATATAAGTCTTGAGAAGAGTTTCTAAGAATAGCCATAATGTAATTATATCACGCTTCTAGGTTTTATATATATATCACTACATCCATTATTCTCAATAGCATACCCAACTACTTCCCATGACTGGTTATACTTTAAAAATTGAGTAACTGCTGCTGCAACTGCAAATCCACCACGGTTATTGTTGTCTGGTTCCCAAAATGAGGCATACATAATAAAATCATTTAAACCTATGATTGTGTTAGATTTTGACATTTCTGTAGACTTTAAAATATCAGATAAAACATAATTAAATCTATGATCAGCATCTATATAAATATAATCAAATTTTTTATCTTTTAATGGAAGGATATCTTGTGAATTACCTATTTCTAAAAATACATTATTATACTTTTCAAACCTTTTTTTTACAAAATTCAAATGTTCTGTTTCATCAAATCTTCTAACCTTTGCACCTTCCCAATCCCACATTTTAAAAGTATCTAAGAGTGTTGCACTTTTAACATTTTTGCTGTTTAAAACCAGTTGAGAATAATCTCCGCCCAGTACACCTATTTCTAAATAATCTATACTTTGTGGTATTAGATATTTTAAAGCACTTTCTCTATTTGAAAAAACTTTACAATTTATTAACTGATTGTCAGATATTGTTTCAACATGATTATGATACTTTTCAATATCAAAATTCATCAAGAAAGACCGTTCTTTAATGCTCCCCAAGTACCGTTACCTTTGGCGGTAACTACAAGAACTCCATTAGATGCATCTGCGTAAGCACAAACTGCTACAGCACCTGCACCACTGTCTGGTCTAACATTTGTTAAACCTCCACCAGTCTTTACGTATAAAACGTCACCTGCAGTAAATTCAGATGTATTAACATCTGGTAATACTCCAGATACAACGCACACTCCCTGTGCATTATTTGCTGTTGTAGATTTTAATAATCCTAATATTGGTGATGTTGTTGTAGGAATTGCTTTTCCTATTGTTGTTAAATCTTGTCCTGTGTTGTGACCATTAATAAATACAGGAGATCCTGCTAATATTGATGCTCCAGATGTATTAATTACATCTAATTTCATGTAAGATAAACCAAGTCCAGCAAGTGTGCTATCTAGTGAAGTTGCTAAAGATTGAATATCTTCATGTACGTTTACGTCATCATCAACTAGTGGATATGGTAAGTTATATATGCTTGATTGACCTGTTGCCATACCAATATTATATCATTTTAAATAATTTTTTGTATTATCTTACTAATATGACATTTTTAATTTGACTTGCTGGCAAATAGATGTTATACTTGATATATGACACCTACCAAGGGTGTCATGTTTTCTTAGGAGAGAACTATGAAAAAAGATAAAAAATTTTTAATAGGATTGCTCGCAAGTCTTGGATTGTCTTCAGTATTCTTGAATATTTCTAATGCTCAAGGTGTTGAAACTAACCTGAAAAACGATCAGTATACAACATTTACCGCTGAGGCGGTTTTTTTGCTTTCTAGGCCAGATCACTTAGATAAGCCATCTAGAGATAATGTAAGGACCCTTGCTGAATATCAGGATAAAGGACAACTTACTGATATTGAACTAAAAACTTTGCTGTCTGCTTGTGGTTTTGAAAATAAACACCTAGTAGAGGCTTGGGCTATTGCTAAAAAAGAATCAATGGGTAACGCCTTGGCTTTTAATGGCAACAAAAGCACTGGAGACAAGTCATACGGATTATTTCAAATAAATATGATTGGTGATCTTAATGCTGATAGAAAAGAAAAATATAATTTAGACTATACTAGTCAACTTTTAAACCCATCAATTAATTGTCAAGTTGCTTATATTATGAGTGATGGTGGTAACAATTGGGGAC